CCAGACGTACGCCGGAGGAGACAACGGGGAGCGCCCAGCGCGGTGGAATCGCAGTGCTCCAGCCGACAGGCGCCTGCGGCGATTCCTGCATCCCGGAGCTGCTGGGTGCTGTGATCATGCGGCGGATTGCTGCGCAGGGTCAGCGCCGGCGACGGGGTACGGTGCTGGAGTTTGGGTCTGGCTTTGCTTGGCAAAATAGTCGGCCAGGCGCTGCACGGTGTGCACCCCAGGGTCCTTCACGGCACCTTGAGCGATCTTGCTCAAGGTGCTGAACGGGACGCCGCTATCCCGTGCGATCTGCTTTTGTGGGATGGCTTTGGCGCGCAGATGCGTCATGACAAATTCGTAGATTGTGGTAGAGGTATCCATAGCCTTTGAGTCTATAGCCATTTGTGGCTTAAAGCAATAGCCGCACATGGCTTTTTTTAAAGGCGAGAACAGCGTACAAATGGAGTTCAACCAGCAGGTTTATCTTGATCCCGCAGGGCGCGTGGTGGTTCAAAACCTTGACTGATTGCGGCGGCATAGACTGCCGCAGCGGCTGGTGTAACGCGGCGATAGACTTCGTTCGGCCGGCCGTTGCAGATCCGAATGAACCCAATACCGGCAGGGGATGCTTCCATCGCCCACCCGTTGAAATTCTTTGCCCAGGCTCCTTCTGACAAGTCGGCAAGCCCGGCCTTGCGGCCTGCCTCTTCCGCCAGGGGTTCATGAGTGTTCTCGACCGTTGCGCCTGCTGACCCTTCGTCTTTCACCCTGATCTCCTGATCATTCACGGGCAATCCCACTGACCGCCCTGCGTCCTGCCATTGTGCAGGATTTTTTTGTGTGACGATACCCACTTATGGATTGACATGGCACCCACGTATGGGTATCGTGTGCAGCGTCAACTCAACGGAGCCGCCAATGCCAAACCTGCCCCCCAGCACAGCCCAGACCGTCAATAAGCTCGTCAAACGCTACCTGCGGCTGGTGCCGCGCAAGGTCTCCAAGGATTTCAAATCCGGTGTTCGTGCCGCGGTCTGGCTCCGTTACCGCGGCTATGCTTTCAGGAAGGTTTACAAGGTCGGCACGCCAGCCTTCGACGCCTTCCGCTATGGCGTCGCCTTCGCCAAGAGCATCGCCTGATGCTGCACGCCAACCACCCCCAAACCCAGGCCGAATTCGAGGCCGAGTATGCGCGCGCCGAGCGCATCGTCGAAGCTGCTTTTCCGCAGCACGGCACCCCGCGCAGCGAAGTCTACAAGTCTGGCGCCGCGGCCATTCTGAAATACATGCTCGCTGGCCGTCCGGTGCTGTGCCCGCACGATCCGGGCACGGTCGAGCATGACGCCTTTTACGCCGGCGTCGATGCCGGCAAGAAAATCTACTGCCACACGGAGGAAAGATGAAGCGCACCCCAAGCACACCACACAACGTGGTGACCATCGACCCGGCACAAAGCACCCGCTGCGTGTTTGGCCTGCGCGACCTTCCGCGCTTCATGCCCTGCGCACTCGGCCGGGATCTGCAACTGGCGCAACTGGCGCAGATGGATGCCCCAGACCTGCTGCCGGCCGGCAGCATGACCGCCACCGAGTATGCCGACGGCCCGCGCTTGCTGATGGAAAGCAACGTCCGGCGCGGCGCGTCCGTCTGCATCACCGCATCGAATTGGGACCGGGAGCATGCAGCATGAGCGACGCACCAACACAGACCTTTCCCAACGGCGCACGGGTGCGGATCAAGCCGCTGAACCTCGTCGGCAAGATCGCCGGCTTCGCGCACGTCGGCTGCAACGGCCAAATGCGCGTGCTGGTTGATCGGCCGCACGGCCAGGGCGTGCTGCGCCAGCACTTCGACGAGGACGACTTGGAGCTTGTCCGGGAATGAAGCCGGCCTTCACGCCCGTCCCGGAAATCCACCTGCCCAGCGGGCAGATTGTCCCGGCGTTCGAGGTCAGCACGTTTCTCTGCGGAAAGCGCGTCGTGCCGACCGAAACCCCCGATGCCGAACCGCGGTGTGTGGTCGATTCACGCGACGATCTGGCGCCATGGTGCTACATGAGCTATTGCCAGGCGCGGCAGGCCTGCATCGCTGCCGGATGGCAACTGATCACCGAAACGCAGTGGTTGGCGATCGCCTATGACGTCGCCCGGCATCCGGCGAACTGGACCGGCGGCGCACCTGGTGCTGGCCGACTGGAACAAGGCTTGCGACAGGGCTTCACCGACGGCCCGATTTCCGCTACCCCAAACGGCCGCATTCGCCTTCCGGAAATCGCGCACGCCAACAGCGAAAAGCGGTGGAAGACGCTCTCGAACGGCAAACGCCTGTGCGACTTCGGCGGCAATGCCTGGTCGTGGATCTTCGACGACGTACAGGGAACGCCGGACGGCCGCGCCACGGTGATGGATGCCGACTCGATCAGCCTGACGACTGCCACCTTCGGCCCGCGCTACCGCGGCATGGGCATCCGCCCAGTCGACCGGCAGGTCTGGGACGGCCGCGCCCTGATTCGCGGCGGCGCGTATCACTCCGGCAAGGACGCCGGGGCATTCGCCCTCTACGCGGCCATCGCCTGGCGCGGCTACAAGAGCATCGGATTCCGTGCCACGCGGGCGATTGGCGCAGGGGGGAACGACCATGTTTAGACGAGCAGCCCACGGGCTGGGCATCGCCATCGACAACGCCGCACGCGCGGTGTACAGGAAAGCGCTGGGACTGCGCATTCCTGCGGCGCGCATCCGGCTGGCGGACATCGAGGCAGACCGGGATTTCTGCGCACAGCGCCTGGAAGACGCCTGCGCCGATGTGGATTACTGGCGCGGGCAACTGGATTGAGCCGAGAAAGCGCTGCAGCAGGCCGAGTGGGAGCACAGCCGGCTGCTGCATGGGCTGGACAAAACACTCAAACAACGAAAGGAATTTACATGATTCGCCCCATCACCGACACGCTACGCCACATCGGCGGCGGCGTTTTCATCGACACCGCCAGCGACAAGCTCGCCGAACTGGTTTGTGCCGTCGACAGCACCGGCAAGGCCGGCAAGATCGACTTGACGATCACCGTCAAAAAGGCCAGCCGCGGCGGCGCCATGCTCGTTTCCGGCAAGGTCCGTTTGACCAAGCCCGCAGAAGCGCCGATGGAAGCCATGCTCTTCGGCACCCCCGAGGGCAACCTGGTGGAAAACGACCCGCACCAGCAAGCGCTCGACCTCAAGACCGTTCCGGCGGACACCCGCCAACCCATCACCCTGAAAGCCTGACATGGAAAACCCAGAACCCCGCAACAACCTTGCTGAAACGCTGGCCAAGGAACTCAAGAAGCCGTTCGAGATTGCCGGCGACGAACTCTCGCACGTGCGCCGCGTTGCGCTGCCGCCGGGATGGACGCTCAAGGAAATCGACGACGAAAAATTACTGGAACAGCCGCGCCGCAAGGTTGCCTGCGTGCGGCTTGACGACGCCAGCAGCTTTATCGCTTACGTATGCCTGCACGGCACGTTGGAGACTACGATCTGGGCCGAGGCCGACTATACCGCCGGCAAGATCAAGTTTCTCTCGATCCTCAACGACAACGGCGGCCAAGAAGAAGACAGCGGCTGGCGCGATCACCGGGCATTTTATGCCCCGAAGTTTTCCGAAGAGTGGAACCGCTGGAAAGGCGCAGACAAAAAGCCGATGACACAGGCCGAGTTCGCCACGTTCATCGAGGACAACCTCGCGGACATTGCCGGCAGCGACGGATTGCCGTCTGGCGCCGACATGCTGCGCATGTCGATCGACTTCGAAGCCAAGCAGGACATGCGATTCAAGTCAGCGCTTCGGCTGCAGAGCGGCGGCGTGGATCTCGCGTTTGTCCAGCAGGAGGATAACGGCACGCTGGAAAAAATGAAACTGTTCGATCGATTTGCGATCGGCGTACCGGTGTTCTGGGGCGACGCGGCGTATCGCGTGGAAGCGCGGCTTCGGTACCGCGTGCGGGAAGGCAAGCTGTCGTTCTGGTACGAACTCATCCGCGCAGACAAGGTGATGGAAGCCGCGGCAAACGCCATCGTCGTGAAAATCTCTGATGCGGCGCAAAAGCCTATTTTCCACGGCCAGCCGTAATCAGGAACCGCGATGAATACCGACCGAAACGGCGTTTCCGCCGTGTTTCTCCCGGCACAACCGGAAGCCCCCGTAGCCGATCTGGTCGAGCAGGCGCGCGCCTGGCTCAAGCCAGGGCTGCGGCTTTACACCAACGGCCGGCAACTGGCCGTGCTGCCGGCGATGCTGCCGGGCTGGTCAGCGTTCATGGCGCGCGGCTAGGTTTTTCATTATCAGACGAGGGAATCATGTTGATCGGAATTACCGGCCCG